ATATAGCAAGCATACGGAACTGTCTGTCTGTCTGTCTGTCTGTCTGTCTGTCTGTTAAGATTGTGTTGTTAGATTTTTGACTGTCAAGGTATTTAACATATTTTCTCGCACCGCTTACACAATTTGACACTTCCTTGCTAATCATCGGAAATCCATACTGTTCGCAAACCTGTGCGAATGAAATCTTAGGTTTTAAAATCACAAGATTATCAAATGTCTGTGCAAACTGTTTTAACTCTGGATATTGTGTCGGCACATCAACGAACACAAAAGGGATGTTTTTATATCCGCAAACTTCTCTGATTATGTGTCCTAAAACTGTGCTATCCTTTCCAGCACTAAATGACAGATACACTCCATCTTCGCCAAATTCATTTACCCAGTTTCTTATTCTCTCTGCTGTCATTCCGACTTTGATGTTTAGTGGTAATGCCTGCCATTGGTATAATTCCTGCATTGTGTGTTTTGCCATACTCACACCTCGATCTCATCGTCCTGTGGGAACTGAAATATGAATCCAGATGCAAGCAACTCTTTTGCAATTTCCATATCCACAAGCGTATCTCCTTTCGGAATAATACGTCTGTTGTATTCCGCTGTTGCATAATGTTTTCTGCACATTTCCATAGCCTTAATTGCCTTTGCTTCGGTGGAATAAGTTGCAATAAGACTGTTCAGAAACACTTCCGGCGGTTCTGCGACATTTTTAACCGCAATAATTCCATAATTCCCGCCACTACTATTTAATATTGAAAAAACAAAGTTTTCATAAGAAACATCTGTTTTTCCTGTCTGTGAAATTACTCTCATATCAGCTCTCCTCACTCTGCATGAATGGCGGTAGCTCCTCTGACTGCTTGTCGGCTGTGTCGGTCGGCTCTACATCAATTATGTTGTCCTCGTCAAAATCTACACTATTTGCGTTTTCTTTGATTTCATCAGCAACAACCTTTTCTGTATCAAGTTTTACATCTGATACATTTTGAAATTCCTCTTGTGCATATAAACCTTGAAATCTATCTGGAAACGCTTCTCTTAAAGCCTGTACAACAGCTACTTTTCTAATCATTGTGGCTGGTTTTTTCGCCCATTGGCTGTTAAGCGAACCATCTTTTTTTCTTCCTGCATACTCATCAAAGCCTACTGACTGATACTCGTCCTCTTTTCCATCAATAAAGATTTTCGCCCAGCCACCTACGATAGTTTCGTTAGGTAAAACCATTGTTCCCTCTCGTTCCTCAACGGCTCCGTCCTTTTTAATTACAATAATTCCTGCCTTCTTTCCCTTATATCGTGGGTCCGCATTGGCTCTCTTTGTAAAAACGTCTTTTCCAGTAACTATTGTGGCTGGGTCGTTGCTTCCATACTTAATAAGGTATGCTTCTCTCAAAAACGGATTTAAGTGCTGGTATCTGCATAATGACATAAACATCATTACTTCTCCGTCAGATACATTGCCACCGCCACTTACAAGGTATCTTTTTATCATTGTTGGAGAAATTTTTACCATTTCCCCATTTGATTCATACTCAACTATCTGTGTATTCTCTGCCATAATTAATCCTCCTAAATCTCATTGAAAGCCTGAACCGCAAACAGTTCATTGGCTGTCTGCTTGAATAGAACTCCGTCAGATATAACTGTATACATATATCCGTCATACTTAAGCTCTACGGTATGCTTTTTACCGCCCATATAATAATTTCTCTCCTTAATACTCATGTCTATGCCTCCTATAATCCAAGTAACTTTTTGAGCGTTTCTCTCGCTCTCTCGGCTTCATCTTTCACCTGTTCCTCGCTTTTATCAGCAAGTCTAATTACCATTTTGTACTCTTCCTCTGAAAGTTCCTCTTTAAGCGCACGTAAAACAGTAACTGCCTCTGCCATAATATTGTTTCTTGTACCTCTAAATGTAACTTCTCCGTCTTTTGCTTTAATCATCTCTATTCCTCGCTTTCATTTATTATTTTTAATTCATCCGTAAGTTCCTTAATTTCTTTCAATTTGTCTGCAATTCTTCTTTCTGTCCTGTTTCGGAATGCCTCTTTTGCATATTCAAAGTTAGGTTCTGTAAGAAACATGCGGCCAAAATCAGTTATTCGCCCGACATCATCTTTCCTCACCACACTAAGGTAGTTTGGAAAAACTCTATCAACAGCCGCGTATGTCTTGGGCCTCTCTTCTGCTTCACATTCCTCAACGTATAAACCTTTAGGGTTACTACCATAAGTATCTAAATTGTAAAAGTATAATTTCATATCACACCGCCTCAATCACAAGCTCTTTGTCCTGTGTATGCTTTAATAAGATTAGCTGGTTATCAATCTGTGGTATTCTCCAATCATCAACGCTCTCTGTATCATCAATAATAATTGGAAAATTAACGCTCGCCACTTTCTGAAAAGCTCGGCATATGTCAACCTCCACTAACATCCTTGCACCATGATTGAGATTTCTTGCATATGCTTCACCATTGTAAACAAAGTCGCAGCACTCCTCGGTATCACCATTTAAGAGTGGTCTGAAAAGCTTTGCTGTGGCAAAATCCAAGTACTTATTTACATCAGCCTGTAAGAGTTCGTTTTTCTTACGTGTAAACTCTTTCAGCAAATCAAGCTTTCTCTCCCAATCGGCAATCTCCTGATTGAGGTCTGTTCTCTTATTTTCAAGGTCAGCTATGCTATCATCTATACGCTTGTTATTCGCCACGCCAAGCTCAATCTTTGTATCAACTGATGAAACTTGCCTTAACAATTCGTTTCGCTCGTTTTTGAGCTTTCTGATAAGCTCCGATGTATCATTTTCATCGGCAAGGGCTTTCTCTTTTTCCTCGATTTTAGCTTTAAGTGCCTGATACTCGCTGTTGCCTGTCATATCAATATCAGTAGGCACCATTCCAAGTTCTTTAGCGATGTTATCACGTTCAAACTTGTCAGCAACAGTATCACGCTTTTCTGTCAGCTCCTTAAGTTCTGCTTCAAGGTCAGCTATTTCTTTCTTCTTATCCTCAATAGCCTGTTTGAGTTCCTTACTGTCATTTGATAATGAATTGCCCTTATCCTCAAGCTCTTTAAGCTTCTTCAATTTTTTATCACTAAAATCAGTTCTCAAACTCTCTATTGTATCTTCCGGCAATCTCTGACCGCACATTGGACAATTAATACTGCTTTCATCAAAGGAAAGTGCCTTTGTTTTTCTCCAGTCAGCACGTACCTTTGCTAAGTTCTCTGTGCAAAATCTAACCGAATCTTCAAAGTTTTTAATGTTAGCCTTTTTAGCTCTTATCATTGACTCTGTTTTGTAAATTGAAGCATTGAAACCATCAAGCTGTAGCTGTAGTTCCATGCGTTTTTTCTGATTGCCAGCATTGGCTTTTCTCTCCATGTCTGAAAGCTCAAACTTAAGGTTCATAATGTCCTCTGTGGCTTTCTGCTTATCCTCTAAAATCTTGTTATAGTCGGACAGCTTATCTTCAATTTCCTTGAGCTGTGGCTCATAGGTTTTCTTCTGCAGTTCAAGCTCTGCAAGGTCTGTATACTCATTGGTGGAATGAATTGTATCAATCCTTGTTGAGATTTCGTCTCTCTCCTTAACAAGCCCTTTTGAGCCATTCCTACCGCCTGTGCCGTTTAGCTTGCCACGACATACCTTTTTAAGCTGGTCTACGTCCCCATCGTCAAACATTGGTTTAAGTTCGGCAAACTGTGGAAACATATCGCAGATTTCTTCATCAGTATGTGTTCCAAAATAGCTTGCAAGTGCTAATCTCTGCTCTGCCTGTGACTTGTTGAGCAATGTCATGGCATTTAAGCAAAATGGCAACACTCCAAGCTCTGCCATATTGTCATTAATGTACTGATTGTAGTCTGCCATTTTGTAAGGTACATCGTTGATTGAATAATCAGTAACACTGCCTGTAATCTCGCCCTTTTTGTTGCGTTTCTGTCTTGTGGCCTTTTTCAGAGTCTTTGCTTTTCCATCAATCTCAAATGTGGCAGCTCTCACGATGTCAACATCGTCAATCTCAACTCCGTTTTCATCGTGTGGTCTTATGCCTGTAATCTCTCTGTCGTTCTCGTCATGGCAATTCAGTACATCAAGAATAATTCTCTTGACTGTTGATTTGCCGACTTCATTCTGACCGGATAACACAGTTTTCATCGAAAAATCTGTGTCTAGTGTGTTTTTGCCATAGAATTTACAAAAATTCTGTGCAAAAATATGTGTAATCTTCATTGCGTTTCCTCTCTTTCTATTTGTTTATGGTTTTCAGAATCAAATTCCCATGTAGGCTTGATTTCTTAACAACTCTCAGATACGAGTCCGACTCTGATACAAAAAGCCACTCACTAGCCACGTAATGAGCTTTGTTGAGCAATAGCTTCTGCTCTCTTGTTAATGGCTTCAATCGGTATCTTGTATCACCCAGCCTAATCCGTCTTACATTGTCGCTCATTTAGTTTCTCCATTTCTTTATCTAGTAACGCTTGAAAGTCAAATGATTTGTCTTTGTGCCGTTTAGCTCGATATAGTTCTTGTAGGTAATCGTTAGCACTCTGACGTTTCAATTGGCTACCAATCGCAGTAGATGTCAAGGTTTCCATTTCCGCTCCCTTCGTCATATACAATCCCTTGTATGCCAACAGGAGTATCAACCACACTTCCATGTGGTAAATCATCACTTGCAATTACTACATACTCATTTTCATCAACTACAAGCCCATGCTCATTTAGATGTCTGCCCGGAATATTAAGTCCGCCACCCGGTAACACTCTCTGCGAGTACCACGTATAAGTGTAATCGCCATATCTGACTCGCCCCAGCTTCTTAAACCGGCTACAACTGTATTTCTTACGGCAAGTCGGAACTGTTGGCTCTACATAGGTCTGCTCAACTACAACCGGCTCATTCTGAACTACTGTCGGTTCAATCTTTCCTAGCATTACATCATTTAAATAGGAAGAAACACCAGCCGTCAGCTCAACTTTGCTATCTGCTTTCGTTACCATTGGCTTTAAGGTCATAGTTCCAATTATTGAAATTGATAACATCAATATTAGGTTTCTTTTTCTCATGCGGTTCGCCCTCCTCTATGAGACATATGGCAATCAAAATCAGCCAAAATACTGTTACGATTGCTCCAACGATAATACTCGCTGTCTTAATTCCGTATGCCACCGACAATCCAAGGAAAAATGCAAAAGCTAATGCTCCGAAAATCGAGTAGCCACAGCCGGTGTAGAATTTCTGCTTTAAAGTTCTTTTTCTCATACAATCACCTCACTATGCAAAACTCTGTTGAGCGTTTGCGTCTTGAATAAGCTCATCAAGATACTTAGGCACGACATAGCAATCAATGAACTCATGCACATCGTCTATATACTTTCTCTTGATACTCTTATAAGTAGATACGCAACCATACTCACGCTTTAACTGTGTCCATATATCAGAAAAAGTCTTATGTCTGATACTGTTATCCCTGTACGCTTCGCTCTGCTTGCCGCCAAGAATATTTACAACTCTGCGCTTAACATGCTGTTGTATCTCGTCAATATCGCAACTATAAAGTGGTACGTTTTCCTTAAGTTCGCTCACATCATCTTTGATGTCATTTACTTTCTGCTCTAATTCTGTATAGCCCTGTGCCAAAAGCTGTATCTGACCGCCTGTTGTCTTTGGCATACCATAACTGCCTGTCTTTCTGATTGACGGAAGTACCTCATCCATTACCCACCGCTCAAATTTCTCTGCACTAGGCAATTTTGATTTCATAATAAGTCGGTATAAATCTCCCTCATTTATGTATGACATAGATTGCACTCCACTAGATGTAGGGGTGTCACGTTTCGTTACTCCCTTGCAATGGTCATTAACTGCCTTGCGTGGATTTGTATATCCAAGTGCGGTTGCTACATCTGTTGCTACAAAATATGGCTTTCCGTCAATTTCTATCATTCGGACTTCTCCAAACTCTTCATTATTGAAAATTTGTAAATCGTTCATGTTTTCTCCTTTCTACTCGATAAAATAAGAAACTTCTACGCCAAAATAATTAGCAATCTTAATTAGCTTGTCTGTTTTTGGCATTGATTTTCCTGACTTCCAATCCGAAAAAGTACTCCGTGCCATTCCAAGCTCTTCCGACAGTTTGTAAAACGAAACGTTTCTAGCTTTTATGAGCGTGTCAAGTTTTTTAAAACTCGCCTGTCGTTTTTTCTTATTCAATTTCCCATCTCCTTTCTTGACAATAGTTAGGAAATCCGTTACAATAAAAATGTCATATTAGGCAAAATACGCTAGGAGGTAAAAGCCTTGAAAGCAATTTTGATTTTGCCTGTTCCATATTTGCGAGGTCGCATTTAAAATGTAGCAATCGGTGTAGCGCATTTTGGGCAGTAAAGCTCGATAAAAAATCATGGTTGGCATGTCCGATAATATGCCGTGCTACGCTAGATACTCCTCTCAATCCGTCAGCTAATGGCAATTAGACTGCTGAACTTAAACTGCATAAGTGACGGAACATTTAAAGAAGCATTGGTACTACACAGTGCGTCGAAAGACTGCAAAATGTATGTGGTGTAAAAAATAAGGCAACGGCTGTTGGTGGTAGTACACTAACAGCTTTTGTTTTTAGTTCAAAAATCCTAACTAAGTCTTGATAAAAATTAGAAAATCGCGTATACTATGAATTGTCCAGAAACATAATATTATTTTCTCAATTTTATTTTTTATTGAGTTGAGATTTCCTAACTTCTTTTTCATTCTACATTAGGAAGTCTTATTTGTCAACCCCAAATGTTGAGAAATCACAACTTTTTTTAAAGGAGATTTTCTATGTACGAAAGATATTGTAAATTAAGAGACTCAAAAGGGTTAAATGATTCAGAAGTGGCTAAATATGGTGGTTTCCCTAAAAGTACTTTTTCAGATTGGAAAAAGGGAAAAAGTAGTCCAAAATTGTTTAAGCTGGTAAAAATCGCAGAATGTCTTGATTGTTCACTTGATTATTTAGTTACCGGAAAAGAGCACCATTCAGTTGTTGAAGAGGCAACAAAAGACTTGGCTCTGTCGAACATGGATAGTAGAATCAAGGACTATGCGTTGAAATTATCTAAATTGTCGGATAAAGAGCAAGAAAATATTATGAATTTAATAGATATGATGTATGAAAATACTCAAAATAAATTAAATTAATAAGAAAGGTGGTATTTTATTATGAGTAAAACTGTTAAATGTCCTAAATGGGGTTGCGATGGTGTTGGCATACCTGTTGATACCAAGAAAAAATTCTCATTCGGTAAAGCACTTGTCGGCAACACAGTAGGCGGTCTCTTCGGACCTGTCGGTGCCGTTGTCGGTACTGCTACCGGAATTAAAGGCAAGAACGGCAAAACAAAGTTTGTGTGTTCAAAGTGTGGTAACGTTTGGGAAAAGAAAATATAACCACAAGGCAGAGCTTTTACTCTGCCTCTATTTTTCCTTTAATAAATATGTACAAGTATAATAACAGGTCTTTATCTTCCAAGCCCTCAATCATTTTAATTATTTCATCCTTATATTCCATACAACACTACCTCCGATACACCAATTATAGAACATTTGTTCTTAAACGTCAATAAGGACGGCAGAAAAATCCACCGCCCTACCGAAACTTGAAGAGTTCTCTTATTTGAGAACATCATCACTGTAGCACTTTAAAGTGTTTTATTTTGTCGAATATTGACAACATGGATTGTAAAGAATAGAATGACAAAAAAGAACTACAAAAGGAGATGTTAATATGGCAAAAACAAATAAATGCAATTCCTACGTCATCAATGGTCAAAAAATCAATGTTGATGATATAATCAAGCATTATAATGGCAACTTAGGCATGGCTTGTAATGAAATATCGCAAAGGACTTTGGTTTCATTTGAAACAGCCAAATATTATGTAGAGCTGTGCCAAAAAGATGAGCCATTCGTTAAGCAAAATTCAACAGCAAGCTTCACAAGTGGCATTCTCATAGCCATTCCGCTTATAATGTTTATTGCAACAAAAATAGGATTCTTTCCGGTGGACAATGACCTTTTTATTGCTATGTTTGGCTTAATTTTTGTGTGTTGCTCTATTGCTTCAATTATTCTCGGAATAGTTGATTTAGCGTCTAAGAATGAAATTCCACGCAATCATGGTGGTTCTATCTTTGGCATTGTTGCTTCTGCACTGATGTGGCTTGATTTTATTTTTCATTGAACTATGGAGAGGTTTCCCTCTCCTTTTTAGTTGTAATAGCCTGCTTTCGCTCCTGGACTACCTCGATAGGTAATCTCTGACCGGCCATATCATCACCTCCTTGTTTATACCCCCGAAATTTTCTGATTGATTAAAGCGTTTTGAATTTCGAGTTTAATTCTCTTTTCGATATATGCTTCCGTATCCGCTACATACTCAACAGATATTTCGTTTTCTGATGTCAGCATGGTTGTAGGATAATTTGTGTGAATTGCCTTTAATTGCTTGCTATCAACTGGAGCGGTGATTACTTGCTCCACATACTCTTCATATTCATCATTTTCCCCAACAGAAAAACAGTATTTAAGTCCCTCTTTAATCACAAGTAAATTATAAAATCCTTTTACATTGCTATTAATTTTTGCAGAAACTCTTGTCTGCCCTTTATCAATAGAAAACCATAAATCATCACCATTTTCAGTTAAAAATTTGACATTCCCACCTTCACTCAATTCTCCGTTGGTGATAAGTGTAAATAGCGTATCAGCTTTTGCTTCAAATGGAATGAATTCGTTGTTCTTTTTATCATTAAGAATATTCTTCCCTGTAATTGTGATTTTTCCTGTTCCATGCAATTTTTTTATTGGAAGATTTGAAGAATCATTTATAGCGATAGTTTTTCCTGATGCTTTTTTATTATTGCAGGAGCTTTATTTCCTATATCTTCCTTTAGCGAACCAATATCCTCTTTATTGGTCGCGACCTGCTCAAGGCCAAAATATCCGAATTCACTTTGATTGTTTTTCACTATATCGTTACATAATTTTTCAATTATGCTTGAAACTTTAACATATGAGGTTGTAGTGAAGTGCCCATATCTTGAAATACTCCAATCTGTACTGTCTATAACAACACCATCGTTATTATCTGCATAATTCACAAAATAGCATAAATCATACAACTTAGACAAATCCCTTATCGCGTTTGAGTATATTTTACTAGTATCTGATAAACTATATAAAGAAACCATGAATATAACACAATTAGGGTTTTTTGTTCTTATAGTTTCTATTATGCTTTTAATGTAGCCACAAAATGAATCTGTACCTGGCGCATCTGTTGAGTTTCCAACTTGATACCCTGCATTTATATCGTTTGTACCCAATGCAATAAATATTGCGGACGCTAATTCATCATCATTTTGAAATTTTGTATATAATTCTCCTGTGTTATTTAACCAATTTTTAGCCGTCATACCGTCTTGAGAATAATGCTCACATTTCAAACCATTTCTTCTAGCAATATTTGATAGCCACGAGAAATCATATCTGTCTATATATTTATTATCTCTAACAATTCCACCGCTTGATAAACTATCTCCAATAACGCCTAATTTGTGAAAAATTGTCATAAAATTGACTGTTTCTTGCGGTTGAAGTAAAGTAGCACAATCAGTATAAATTTTATAATCATATGCTACATTGACATATGTACAAAAAACATATTTACCATATGATTTTATTTTGTAAACAAGAGTTTTTTCATTACTATCTGTTGATACAACTAATGGTGTATAAGTTCCATCCTCGTTATACATTGAAACTAAAGAAACATTATTTAAATAACCTTGTACTAAAGATTTAACAATTTGACCTTTGTATAATTTAACTGGTTCACTATATACAAAACTAGGATTATCGGCTACTGAGCCATCAGCAGTTATATATCCGCTTTTAAATTTTGTAATTGATAACGGTGTTAGATATCCATCATCCGTAATTCCGAATGTTGCAAATTTGCCTAATTCGTTTTGCAAATCTTCAAGTGTTGCCATTCGCTTAACAACTCCTGGGGCAAAGCACATATACACCATTTGTTTTTGAGATTCATTGTCAATAGATACCGCCCACTCGCCTGTGAGCATTTTTGAGGGGTCAAAGTCAACGCTCTGCCCTCGTCTCATTTGAATTGCCATAAGTTACACCTCGCTTTCATCAATGCCTAATTTCTGACACAATCTTGAAAACTTATCTTCCAGTTCATCTATGTGTTTTTGCATTTTATCAATCTTTTGCTCGTCTCCGGCAAGCCTTAAGATTAGGAATTGCTCATAGTTCATGCCGTAGTATAGCGTGTCATCATCCGATGTTGCTTTATTTCGGAAAATCATATCAAGGTTTTCATCGACATGCCCTTTATCTTTAAGATTCTCGATTATATCCTGTGCCATTGCTCCAAAATACAATGGCTTGTCCGAATATCCTTGTCTATTAAGATTGTATTGGAATAAATCAACCGAGCCTACTGCGTCAATATAATCTTGATTAATGGCTTTAATATTCTTTTTTAAGCGTTTATCTGACGAACTCCATACCCAAGTAACATCGACTTGGAAGCTCAGGGCGCTGCCATCCCAGTTACAATGGTATGCATGCCCCAATGTACTGCCACACATAGCATATCCTCTAGCGGGTTCTATGAATTTATCAGATTGTATCTCGTTAACGTTGTTTATTATCTGTGCACTTATTGTCCGTGCAGCCATTACCTGTGTGCTCATAGCGCCTGTGACTCCATCGAGTATAAGCGTGCTCTCACCATTTTTGACAATTCGCAAGACTGCGCCGTTCATCCAAAGTTCATAATTGTTTCCCGAATCGTCAGTAGTTTTTAAATCAATCTTTGACTTACTCACTTCTCCAATCAGTGCAATACTTCCGCCGGACACATTAAGATTTGAAGCATTTACCTTGCCGTTTTCATCAACGACAAACACTCCATTTCCCATGTTAATTGTGCCGCCATATGCCCAGTCAAAGTTAATTCCGACAGCCGACATGATGTTGAATACAGCGTTTCCGTCTTTGTCAACTCCTGCTTTCCATGTTTTGCCGTAATCATTTGAAACCGCTAAGCCATTAGCTGTCATTTTCCACTGTATGTTGCTCGAATTAAGGTCGGCTTTATTGTGCATAATGTAAATAATTGAGCCGTCCTCTTGCACTTGTTCAGTCTTAAAAAGTCCAAGCGATTGGGACATTAGCTGTGTCAGCAATTGCATTTGCTTATCATATACGCTTAGTTGTGCCTGCGCAACTTTCCTAGCTTGTACGACAGCCTTTGTCTCATTACTGAATTTATCAGCACTATTTCTTGAAGCATTTTCAGCGTCACATGAAATTTTTGTGCCACTTCCAACTGTAAATGTTCGGTTGGAAATAAAACAGCTATAGGTATTCTGCTTGCGGTCTGTCACAAGTGCCACATCTCCGCTCTCAATCAGTGGGTTTGACAAGAGTGTAGCGTCAAGAGGCCTGAACCTCATGCCACCGATTTTCTTGAAGATATAATTTGCAACTTCCTGTGCTTTGTCTGCCGAAATAAACGGATTATCAGAGATTGAGACTACATATCCCTCTTTTCCGGCAAGTGCATTAACATCTTTTGCCTTATCCTCTTTTGAGGTTACAATAACTTTAACACCTGTAATAACAACATCATCGGTCGCAACATTCAAGTCTTTTTGCGTGTAAACATTGTGGTAATTTCTCGACTCCGTGAATGTTCCACCATCAACACTATCTCCACTTGAATAGTCGGTGAAATTTCCGCCATCAACATTATCTCCGTCAGAATATGGTGTAGTGGTAGTGCTAAAAGTTCCACCATCGTAACCTTGACTGTCAAATTGACTCATATCATACCAACCGATAAGCAATTCGCCATCGTGGCCGCACTTGCCCCATAATCCGCTTAATTGCAAGATGTAAGCTATTACCTGTCCATATGTGAGCTTTTGATTATCACTTGGTATCTCGTTAATCACGTAATCAGAGTTATCAAATCTTGCCATAGTAAAAGGTACATCGCACTTAATACAAGCGTCTCTGACTACCTCATACGCTGTCGTAGGGTAGCTTAAATTGCTGTCATACTCACGATTGAAATTATTAATATTGTCAAGGCAAGTAAGTGTTATGAGTGAGCCGTCATAGCTCGTCTCGCTGACTCTATACTCACCGATTTTTAGTTTTTCGGTTGTGCCGTCAGAAAAGCTTTTTGAAACATATGCTGTTACGCTTGCCTTATCAAAATCATACTTACTGTAATCTTCATAAATATTATTCAGCTTAATTTTCAGTTTTCCGGCAATCAAAGCCCCGATTGTGAAAGTGCCATTGCTTGATGTTGAGTCATTGACCTCGAAGCCATTCGCCCACAGCTCACTATCACTAATAGGGATTTTTTCACCGCTTGCCGTAACTATGTCAGCAAAACAATTTACATTTATATCATTGTCGAGCATTACTGCTCTTTGCCACTTAGCCGATACGTTAAGCATTTAATCACCGCCTTATACTTCTATGAGGTCAAAGCTCAATGTCTCATACCTCTTATTGTTGATAGTCCATATCTTGATAGGTGCACTTCTATCACCTACATAGAATGTGCGTGTTTCATCAGTGCCACTCATAGCGTCAGGATATGTCACTCTGATATATTCGGGGTTTACCATTTGAAGTATCTTTGCTGTCCTAGCCGTGTCTGTACCACTCCATGACAATTTAAGCTGTCGTTTCTGTGCTATTCTGTTTTTATGCATTTGAGCGTCCTGTGTTCGCCCGCTATCGCTTGCAGACACATCAATCATGCCCCATTCAAAGCTTGACGGAGTAGGTAATTCCACTCCGTCTACTAACATCATTGCCATATTGTTACCTCGTAAAAAGACACCCACACAAGGGTGAGTGTCTTAACCAAATTCATTTGCTACAATATATCGTTGTCCGTGCTTTGCCTTGCCTACCTGTGTCATGCGATAGAGTGTTTCGCTGTCGCACTTAAACACATTTTCAATGATAGGTGCAGAATTTCCACCGGCATTATAGTTCATCATCACTTGCGCCATGCCCTCCATGACAGCCTGTTTAATTCCCTCGGTAATTTGCTGATTGTTTGCTACGGCTGTTTTACCATTTGAGAATTTACCGACTATTTCCCCTCGGTTCATGTAGAACGGGCCCTCTTCCGGGAAACCACCACTAGCAAAATGCGGTGCTCTGTCGAGTAGCGACTGATACCCCATGTATTTTGTGCCTGTGGTAATATTGAATCTTTTATTGTTGTACTTAAACAAAGCATCCAATGAGCGTACAATGCCATCTATCGAACTCTTAACATCGCTAAATCCCCAGCTACTTATTCCAACGCTATAACGTTGATTTGTGTACCACTTGAACGTGTTTAAGCTTCCGTTCGTGTTATCGACTTTTCCTTTAAGCCCATTAAAACTACCACCTGTCGAACCAAGATAAGCGCTTGCGTTACTTGCCATTGTTGAGAACGAGTTCGATGCTCCTCTTCTCATATTTTCTGCAGCGTCTTGAAATAATCCCATGTTGAATTTAGTGCTACCCAATGAGCCATTAACTCCATTTAATGAATTGTAGAGATTTGATGATAACGCTGAGAAAGAACCGCTTGTGCTAAGCGATGTTCCACTCGCTTTACTGCTCATACTATCCATTTTGCCCTTAGTGCCATCAAGTGAAGTATTGATATTTCCTAAATACCCACTTACACCAGCGCTTAAGTTTTTGTAACTATCATCAATTTTGCTTGCACTCTTTCCTATTTCTTTTGCAGTATCGTCAACTCCTTTAACTGCTTTCTTTTTAAATTTGGGTATTTCAACACCGGGTATCTTGTTAAGCAATCCTATAATGTCATTAATAATCCCAACAAATCCGTTGTAAAGCTGTGGCCCTAATACGTTTTGTAAATCATCGACATTTAAAGACATATTCTTTTTAAATGTTTTCCAGCCTTTTTTGAAATAATTTCCCAAGTCTTTGAAAAAATCATCTACGCTTTTTTCAGCGTCTTTGATTTTCCACTTTATTTCCTTAATTCTCCAATCGAGAGGAGTGACAAGTTTAATCTTTTTTCCGTCAAAGCCTGTGACTTCGTTGCTTATTCCCATTCCGGACTCCGGACTCTTGAACCACTCTTTGAGTTTATCAATCCACCCTTTCATGTGTGCCAGCACGTAATTGATAGCCGACACGATAACCAGTACCTCAACTCCCCTTAGTGCAAGTTCTGTTTTTGACAAGCCTTTAGCTGTTGCATACTTTTCCCATTCAGATGTAATAAGTGTTTTGGTTATCTCTTTGAGTCCGTGTTTCCATGCAAACGCGCCAATAAGAATAGTAAAAGTATCAATATCAAGCTCTCCGATAAATTCCGAAATGCCCTTAAATGCGTCTTTCCAATCAATATTGATTAGCGCGTGAATTAAAGTATCTCGTATGCCGTGAACAATGTTATTGACTGTTTTTCCAAGTTCTTGCCAACCTGTCAGCCCTGTAACGTCACTTACTCTTGACATTTCATGTAATGCACCATTTATAAATGAAGCAAAGCTGTCTCCAAGGTTTCCCCAATCAAACGTTGACGTAAACGAAAAAGCAAAAACTATGGCAGTTCTTATCGAGCCAGCTATTGTCTTTCCGAGTGCCGTAAATAATTTCGGGCTTATTAAGCCGTTAAGGAAGTCCGCAAGCCCTTTTCCGAAATTCGATGCGCTCTGATACACGTTATCCCAATTAATAGAATTAAGTGAGTCAGCTATTGTATCACCAATGTACTTTCCAAGCGAGTAAAGGTCTTTGATTGATGATTTGTATTTTTCAAGCAATCCATCGGTCTTTTTCAGCGAGCTATCAACTCCACTGCCAGCTCCACCACCACCTGAGCCGCCACTGCCTGAGCCTCCGCCACTGCCACTATCGCTGTTATCGTCAAGTGCGTGTATCTCATCTATACTAAGCAGTGTCTTTTTCAGTTTTTGTGCCTTCTTATTCGACTTATCGGCACTATCACCAATGTCGCCTACTCCGCCAGCTATGTCCTCCATGCCATCAACAGTAGCACCGCCACCGCTTATCTCGATAGTCCAACCGAAGATTGCTCCGAGTGCGTCAGCTACAGTTTTTGTAAAACTGATAACCTTGAGCATTACTTTACTTAAGGCTTGAACAAACGGCTTTAAAGCATTGATTATTACGCTACCTATGATACTGCCCCATGCTTGGAACTCTTGCTTAAGGACTCTTATACTATTCGCCCATGTCAATTTGTTATCGTAAAGGCTTTTTATCCTCTACTTCTTATAGTTTCCTATAAGTTCAGCGTACATTTTCAACCACAAAAATAAGACGCATTTCTACGTCTTATGGTTGTCGAGCACTCTTGGGAAGATTATATTTATTCACTTCCTACGCGTTACGGTGTCAATCAGCCTTTCGCTATCTGATTGATTACCTCGGTATTGACTTATTGATGTTTAAATCAACTTAGTTTTTCACCGATTTTGCTCGATTTTTCATCAGCACATTACTATGCTGCGCGACACATGAAACTAACGTTTCGTTTATCGGCTGTCTTGGCGAAGTCTCCTTGTGCAGCTTGCGTATTTGCCATGACATAGTTGTATCTTAGCAATACCTTTTCAGCTTGCGTCATTGACTTGATATTTGCGTCAAGTCCGTTTTTCATAGCCCACTCTGAAAGTGTGGCTTGTGTTAAATCAAGTCCGTATCTCCTTAATGGTGCTATTGTTCCCGAAAAAATGGATTGTAAGCTCTTTGCAACATCAGCTTGGTCTACATCGTAGAATGAAGCCATATCACCGGCTAATCTTGTAAGATTAAGCGACATATCAGCCATACTGTCTGTAGCCTTGTATAGCGTGTTATTTTGGCTCATAAGAGCTTTATTTGCCACAGCCGTACCATTTGCCACTTGTTCTGACGAAATGCCTATAGAGGTTCCTAGTGCTTGGAAACGGCTTGATATTTGCTTAACTGTCAATTCTGACATTCCGAAGTCTTGAATTGATGTTTTTGTAAAATCATCAACTTTGCTTGCCATGTCACCAAACGTGGTGTCTACTACGTTTTGAACCTCGGTTAATTGGCTTGCTAAATCAACTGCCCCGCCTAGCTTTCCGACAGCTCGCATAACCAACCAATAAGTTGCGTAAAACTTACCGATAGTTGAAGCTAAGCCCCTGAATCCGCTTCTTGTACTCTTAATCGACTTAGTTGTGTTCGAAAAGCCTGTTACAAGTGACCTACTAGCCGAGCCGACTTTTGAGCCTTGTTGTGACAGATTAGCAAGTGCATTAGTCATTTGAATTATGTTATTGCTGACTCTCGGTGCGTTAGATAATGTTGTCATTACCTCTTTCAAGGCGCTGCCAAGGTTTCTTATGTTATCCGCAGCATAACCGGCTGATTTTGAACCGAGCTTTGAGATTGAAGCTGTTAGCTGTGTAATCTCTGCTGATTGTTTTGAAATATTCGCAAAGCCCGACAATTCTGTTGCCATGTTCTTCAAAGCACTTGCCGAGCTGACAAGTCTTGCAGTATCAAGGTTACCAAGCTTCTCCATGTTGGTCGCAATCTTGCTAAAGGTACGTGTGTCAATACTGCTCACGCTTCTAAGTGATGTTGCAAGTTGTGACATTCCGCTCGCAAAATTGCTTATGCTTGCACCATTGAGGGAATTGAGAGTGTCTCCAAGGCCTCGCAACTTATCTTGTAAATTGCCTATGGCTCTAGTCGCTTGTTGTGCGTTCGACTTGATTTGAAGCTCAATGCTCTCTGCCATTTTCTCACCTCCCTGTAATAAAAAAGAGCTACCCTAAAGTAGCTCTCATGTATTTATCCTTTGAGCAGATAGTATGTTGTAATCAATCCAACATATCTATCTTGCTTAAGACCTCTATTCTTTTGAAATACCATGACACATTTAGAAAGGTAGTCCGTCCACTTGCCGTAATCGGTATCAAGTTTGTAAAAATGGTACTTGTCATGTAGAGTTTTTCTCAGCCACTTAATGGCTGTCGGGCAGTTATGCTTCTGACCGCTCCACAGATTGTGATTTTTAGCAAATCTCTGTGAATTAGCTCCAAACTTGCCATCTTCCTTAAGCTCGTCTGTGTCAAAACCGATATTCATGGCATGTTGCCATTTCCTTACATCGTCATTGTTGAGGTAATACTCCTCATTGCCTTTCCAAGCGTTATTCTTTACCGGAGTTGCTATTGGTGTCGGAGTTGCTATTGGCGCCGGATTATTCTCTATTCCGTCACCCTTGTCAAGCTCAATATAGAGTAAGTTAGCGTCAGTGCTGTTATTCAGACCGCTACAAGTAAATGCGCTTGAATACTGCCAGCCATACAGAGGATGTTGAATAACAGGCTTCTTTGCGCTGTTAGGCTCATCGCCAATAGACATTCCCTTAGTTGACGGATAACGTGCTATCCAAAACGGACAATTAATCTGATTTGCGTATGGCGCAATGTACTGATTGTAAAAGCTAAGTCCTGTGTATACACCAAAGTTAAGCCCAGCACTCTTGATAACACTCTGATATGCGTTAATTATGTCAATAAGTGTCTGTCCGAGCCCTTGCTGGCATTTATCTTCAACATCTAACCAAACAAAGGTCTTTCTTCCGTTAAGTGTCTGAATGACCTTATTTGCATCCGTCTTTGCCTTATCTACTGTTGTAGCGTATGAGTAGTTATAAACACCTTGTATCGGCATTCCTACATCAGTACAGCCTTTCCAATTTTGCTCAAAGGTTTTATCCGGATTAAGGTCTTTGCGGATTATTTTTAGGATTGCAAATTGCACTCCGGCCCACTTAACCTTACTCCAATCAATATTTCCTTGATATGACGATACGTCAATTCCTTTATATGCCATATTCTCACCTCATTAATCAGGACTTTCAGGTAATCCTGACTGTCTTAATGCGTTAATTCGTTGCTTCATCTCATAAACGGCAATTTCCTCATTAGACTCCTTGTATTTAGGCTCGTTATCTTTTGAATATTGCTCATTTAACGATTTTTCGATGTATTTTGCCCTTGCTTTGTTGCCGTTCAAAGCTCTGTCGATAGCTGTAAGAGTTGCGCTCAATCCGTATGTGCCCCACCAAGCCCACATGTTGGAGTCGGCTTCTTTTTGTGCAAGCATATAAGCCTTTGAATAAGGCTCTAAATCAGCCGGACAAGACATGTCTATGTCCTCAACGCTAAATCCATAGCCTTTAGTTGCCAAAAGCCAATATGGGCGGATTTCGTTACAATATACTTCCCACGTAAGCTCTTTTACTTCTTGATTGGCTTCTTCTTGGCTGTCTGTACCTCTTTCGCCAACATCTTTGATAAAAAACTGTTTTTCTCCATTTCAGCCGACAAATCGTTGTAGAGCGACATTATATCTCCACCCTCTTCATTCTCTGGGTCGAGATAATCGTCAAGCAAATCATACATCTTCGCTAATTGCTTCTCTTTTGCTTCTTTATCGTCAAAATCAAAGCCAAATTCGTCAGCGTGAAACTTTTGCAAGCCCACGAGCAAAAACTCCGGTAAAAATCCAAGCATGTTGTCAATGACTTCAAGTCCCTCGCCCTTTTGCTCCATTCCTACGAGCCTTGGAATAATTTTATTTTTAACTACCGGTGCATATCCGAATTTAACTGTGTATTCTTTTCCGTTTAATTTAATTTTCATTTTATCTTTCCCTTTCTCCCTAATTTATATAGGGAAAGAGGCAGTTTTAACACTGCCTCAATTACCTTGCTATATTGTTTCTTCAAGTTCGCTGTCAGCCGTGCTATCATCATAGCCAACCGCTACGGCTTTTTCCGATTGGCTCACCCTTTTTTTTTGAGTGTGATTGCTGTTGGATAGCCTTGGTCATCCTCTGTTACCGCAACATCGTAGTTATTCTCAATCCACTTAGGCACTGTCTGAACTGATACAGTCGCAGTTCCTGTTAAGTGGTCATCAGAAGCCTCACCTGGGGCGAATGATTCTTGTCCAATAAAAGCACAGATACCCTCTGAACCTTTTCCGTCTGTACCATAGAGAATAATGAAGTCGAGCTTCTTGCCCTCGTTAGTTACCATCTCGTCTTTGTACTTTTTCTCAAAAGCCCCCGCAACTTCCATGGAACCGGCTGAACGTCTACCCATTTCCTGTGTCTCTACTAAATCCTCAAGAGTTGAAGTATCTACCATGTTCTGTGAGCCGAATGGTGAGGGAATTGATTTTGCTCTAAGTAAGAGCTTGTAAGTTCCAGCCCAGTAATCGCCGCTTGTGGCGGATGCGGTTGGTGTCTTGTAAGCAATTCTACTTTTTAAACCTGTTGCCATTTTTGTTACCTCCTAATTTTTCATAAAAAAATAAGAGCCAAAAAGCTCTTATAATCTATCATTCCAGTCGAATGACCGCCTAGCACGTAATGTTGCTGTCCATAATTTGCCGTTTTTCCTAGCGAATGGAATCGTTGTCAGCTTGAATGACATAGCTTTGTATTCATTAGCCACTGTCTGCGCCACATTCAAGGCCTCTGAACGGCTTTTATTCGTTGTAACAGTTACTTGTGCCGTAAATAACACTGTATTTGTTCTTCTGCCCTCTAAATCCTCATTCTGTTCAATAGGTTCGAGTGCTTGAACTAGCACTGTCGGAAAACTAGCCGTTGCACTGTCCGACTGTTCCTCTTGCGTGAATTTTAGCTTGGGATATTTAGTTTTCAATTTTTTCTCACATCGGGTTTTTACAATTGCGTATGTGAGGTTTTCAAGGTCGTAGACCCATTGATTTTGACTCGCCACTTTATCACCTCAACTAAAATTTTTCCGTGCCGTTTTCATAATGTCATTTTCCATTTTTAAAAATGCGTTATACATCGGCATTGTAGGTGTAATGCCGTATGAATGGTGTAATTCTCCGTTTTCGTCTCTCCAATACCAACCCTCGCTGTCAAATGCGTGTGTCTGCCCCGGGAAAGTTCCTTGACCGCCTCTTGCATCATTGAAGTGTGGCTTAGCTTTCCAACCGGAGCCGTATTCAGCCATAAGTAAAGGCGATACATTAACTGTCTTAAGTCCGTCTGCCGTCTGCCATGTGCTTTGTATCTGCCCTGTTTCGGTGGCAAGCACAATAGCCGTACAGCCGTCTGTTGTATCTTTAATTTCGTAACTAAACGTGATATAATGTCCAAAATTGCCTGTATTTGCTCGTGCTACGTCTATGCCGTTACTAGCAAGCTCTTCGACAAACGCTATGCACTTGTCTTGTAAGCGGTCTTTGTATCTTTCAAGCTTGTCTATCGCATCTTGTATAGATTTTTCTGTCAGAGAAACGTCAATCTTCACAATTACACCTCTTTTACAACTGCTTTGAGCATGTATTTAACTGAATAGAGAGAGGGCTTGACTCCCACTATTGTAAAGTCTGCGGAAGTTGAATCAACTAATCCGTTGGCATCCTTTGTAGGCTCACTATCAAGCCAAATAACGTCACCTTTTTTAAAAGGGTACATTCCCTTATCTGTCAGCAAAACAGCGTCAAAATCAGCCGCATTAAAGCCATATTCCTTGTTCTGTGATTCTCCTCCGTCAAATGATATATTCGCCCGAAAATCAACCGGCTCTGAAAAGCCTGTTTCCTCGTGCGTGTAGTATATCTTCTCTCCGTCCTCTGTTTCGTAAAACTTTGGATTTCCGTCATCGTCTTTTTCATAGACTGTGACTGTTTGACCTTGAAGCGCGTATTTCATGGCTTGTTTATTAATGTCAAGCATTTTTCTTTATCTGCTTGTAAATCTGATTAACACCGGTGCTTGCCATGCCCGACACAATACCAACTGCTATTGCGTCAAGAACGTTGTCTGCCGGATAGCCCGGAATTACAAACATTCCAACAACACCGAGTACTCCACCGGCTACACCTACGATAATAGGAATAACATTATCTTTAACCTGTGGCATCTGCTTTGAAGCATATCCGATTAAATAAGTAATTACTATAATAGCAACTACTGTAGGTACTTGTGTAAAGTCCATCAGCTTTTACCTCCTTTGCCTAAATGGATTTCCTCAATCTCATTTTTCATTTTCGTTACCATGCCATTACCACCAAGTGCGTGGTATGCGTCATACATCTCGCAAAAATTCTGATACGCATATGAGGGTATTTCACCAAGCTTCATGTACTTGTCATGGTATTCGATAAGCTGTACTCGTAAAAGTAACATTGTACCTTTTCCGTTTGCTTGTCGTAGCTTCTTTTCCTCTTCAATGCGCTCGTTTCTTTCTTTTGTGTCTATTGCTTTTTGCTTTTTCTGCTCTTGTAAAAGCCAAACAATATAACCCAAAAGCGCTGTCAGAACAATTGGCAAGGCAATAATGTATGTCTGATAGATTAAATTATTCATCTTACAGCCTTTCGTCTTTGGTAATTGGCACACCGCCCACCACCACTTAATGTGTACCGCCTGCTACCACTTTACCGACATCAGTAAAATGGTAACGCACAATCTTCTTATTTTTTTATATAATGCCCTATAGGCAAGATTTATAGCACTTTGACAAAAGGAAATACTCCGACAAACAGTTTATCTCTATCTTTCCATGTACGGCTTACTCCGCCCTCACTCAATGCGCTCATGTAGTTCTCACCGGCTTGTGAATGGTCGTAGACAGCAAGATTAATAATGACATTCTCAAACTGTTTTAAGTCAGCAGTTATATCATCATCAGTGAAAGTGTCCGGATAACATCTTTTTGCTTTTACATCTTCCGTGGCTTGTCTAATGAGCTGTTCAATGAGTGGGTTATCTTCATTTTTATCGAATGCGACCACATCAGATGTTGTATAATCGTCGTTTGTGACAGTTTCGATATGATATTGTTTAAGTCTGATTTTGACTCGCTCTAATGTGGTGTATTCCATGCCAAGCTCCTTATAATCCAAACTTTTCAATTAACATTTTCTTCAAGTCGCTGCCATTTATTTCTGTGGCATTTTCAATACCATTTTCGCTCGCAAGCTTCTTTAAGTCGGCTGTTGACATTCTGTTAATTTCCGTCTTTGTGTATGGTATTTCAGGTGGGTTCATAAAATCAGAAGGCACCGAATTGCTATTGCTTTCCGGCACCTCGTCTCCGACTTTATACCACACTCCATCATGCTTTATAGAGTGCGTTGCTATCATAAGCCTTAATCCTCCTTAACTTTGAGAACCATAACGCTATCCATACCCTCGAATGTAGGTAATCCAATCATAGATACGATACAGTGAGTATTGATAGGATGATTTGTAGCGTATGTGTATACAGATACACCTGTCTCAACAAGTGAGAGGTTTCCGTCTGTGATACTTCCACTTCTTTCCTCCGGAGTCTTACCGAATGTGTAATCACCAAGGAATACTCCGGCAGACTGCGCAGATACAATACCTGTTGGCACAAAGTACTGTGTCTGTCCTGTCTCATCAACATAGAGCTTATCGTATACCTCAATCTCGATACCATATCCTCTAAGGTATTCAGTAACCTGTCCTTGCTGTAATCTGATACCGCCATTGTAAGCAGTGATACCGAGTACCTGTTTCTTTGTATCCTCTGCTCCGAGAACCATTTCCCAAGTCTCTGTATTCATGGTGAAACGTGTAAGCGAGTAGCCTGTAGCCTTTGAGAAATCTCTCTTGGTCTTAATAAGGTCGTCAAGTGGTGTGGCTGTATCCGACTTGTCCCATGCACTTGTGCCTGTAAAAGTCTTGTAATGCTGTGCTGTATGCTCTGATTTCTCGTTATCTGCAAGGTAATCAATGTAATATGGTTTTTTGTCAATAGTTACCTTTATTCTTGGAACTCCATCTGTAGGTGCAAGTAACTGCCAAATCTGTCTCTCCGGTACAACTAATGCGCCCTCGATAAGGTTCATTGGTTTCTTTGAGATTTCACGTAATACGTTATTGGCAAGGCTAGAGTTTTCAGAAGTTCTGTAATTGTCATACTCCTGTTCCTCTTTCTCTGTTACCATATAAGACTCACGATAAAATGGCATTGAGTTCTGAATGTCAGAGAAGCCTCCAACGTCTCTTAACTCTGCCTGTGCGTCAAAGCTTGAAGCTTTGAGTGATACCGGCAGTCCGTTCTTGCCCTTGATAAATCTAAGGTCGAGCGAATCCTGTTTACGTGTTCCGAATTTTTGTCTGCCAAGATAAGGGGCAGTTCCTAATGTCTTCTGATAATTGTTCCACATTACACCGAGACTTCTCGCTGTAAATGCTTCTGCTAATAGTAATGCCATGTTCTTCTACCTCCTTTTAAACCTGACTTGCTACAATCTTTGGCGCGCCATAGAAAGTAACTCTAGGTGTTGCAGTTCTAGCTTCATCTGCGATTGAAAGTGACTTAACTTTCTCCCAATCAATAGTTCCCTGATATACATATGTTCCAGGTGCGTTACCCATCGTTACATCTACATCGTGTAACAGATAGCCCTTGCACTCTGCGTTATTGCTTGGGAATGGTGTACCGGCCGGTACAATCTTCATTCCGTTTGTGTCTGCGCTTGTTACCATAGTCTGCGGTACAAGGCACGCTGCACCCTCATAAGGGAAAAATTTTAAAATTCCTTTACCCTGTGTAAAGTCTCTTACGATTGGCTTTCCCATCGTTTCTACCTCCTGTTTTAAATTACATAGCTGTTTTGGCTCTCTGCACTTGCAACTGTACCGAATGAGATTTGCTCTGCATTTGCTACATCTGCCGGCTTTGAGTCAGGTTCATTATTGTTACCGCCATTATTAGGATTAGGAGTACCTTTGAGTGCGTTTTTCTCATACTCCGCTATCGCATTGGCTTTCATGTCGGAAATAATCTTGCCAAGTGATGTTGTGTCAAAAGAGCCATCCTCTTTTACTACTGTCTTTGCCTGTTCGGCGGTAATGCCAAAATCAGACATTGCACTCTCTCGTAAATCTCTGACAGCATTATCTTTCTGTAGCTTGGCAATCTGCTGATTGGCTGTATCTAAGGCTTTATTCGCCTTTTCAAGCTCTGTCATATTGCCAGCCTGTAAATCGTCAAGCTGTGCCTGTAGCTCGTCAGCTTTGTCGGCTTTAGCCTTATACTGATTGGCTTTCTCTTTCTCTCTTGCCATTTCCTCACCGCTCTTGTTAAGCAGATTTGTTATCTGCTCATCCGTTGCATCGGGAAAAAGCTTCAAAACATCATTTCTTGTCATTTCAATTACCTCCGTAACTCACGCTTTTGTTATCGCGGGTCGCTCCCGCCGAGTTTTTCTGTTGTTTAACGCACAACTGCAAATTTTGTATAATAAAAAGCAACCTATAAGTTTTCCTTACAAGTTGCTCATTATTTGTAATATTTAAGACTGCATCTACACCCTGCTATTTCTTTTACCTGTGCCCCCAAAGAATGGTCTTTTGGAAACATCATCAACGAGTTTCCGACTTCAAACGGCTCAAAAATATCAATTCTCTTTCTATCAACTTCTGCATGTGTAGGTCTGACATGTGAATCTTCTTTTGAGCGCCACTCTTTTGTTTTGTAGCCCTGTTTTACCATTTCAGTTTGTAGTCTGTAATTGCCAACTGTATTAGCTTCATTCGCAGCTACATTTTTTGCTCGCTTCTGCGAAGTAAAATACTCCACTTCAATATTTTGCTCGGTAGCGTCAACCACCTCATTCACAATGTACCGGGCATAGTCTATAATGTATGAGGGTGTTTTCTTCGTCTTGCAATACTGCGTGGCAATGCTCTCATATCTGATGATAAATTCTTTGGTGATAGTGGTTATCTCTGTTTCTTCCTTGCCGGATAACAGGGCAAATAGCATAACAAAGATTTTTTCAAACTTTTCAGCAAGTTTTTTTCTATCTTCCTTTTCCTCGTCAGATAAATCCATCTCGCCAAAATATGTGTCATAATCTATGTCTTGTATTTCATTTTTGTTAAGTGCGTGGATTTCATCTGCCATATCAAGCTCCAAAATAAATTGACAGCCAATTATTCATCGGCTGTCTTTCCATTGTTCTTATCATCGTTATTATTGTTAGGTGTAGCTGTTGTCGGCTGTTCTTCCGGGAATAACATTTCCATACGCTTAGCGCTTTCAAGAGTAACTTGTTCAGGGTCACTAAACATGTCAATCGTCTTAACAGCTCTTTTGTAATTGATACCACACCTAAGTAATATTTCAAGCACTTCTGCTTTAACAAGCATGTTGTCTAGCTTATTATGATTAATGTGTATCTCAACATCGCTAGGCATAAGCGTAAAGCCCTTGTTTATTCTTAATCTGTTAAGAATAAGCCTAAGTGCCATTCTTTCTGATTTCTTAAGAATAGGCTCATTAATAGCCGTTCTAAGTCCGGCATCATAATGTCCGTTTCGTAGTTCTACGGCTGAGCCGGTGTCACCGCCTGTGTTGCCCTGACGATTCGCAAGGCCTTGAATACTTAAAAATCTTTCAAAAAGGTCAGTAAATACTACCTGTCCCTCCGTCTGATTAAGTTCGCTCGTCATTACATCAACATCAGCCTTGTTATCTGAACCATTGTTAGATTTAACTACCAATGCTCCCTCTTGTCGCATTTTTCTGAATGTATCTATGTCAATCTCACAATTAACGAATTTCACCCATGCAGATACAAACTGCTCGACACCATTAATTCTGTCTGATGTAAGCACGTTGATAGCGTCTGTAATTGCAATAGTCATTTCAATATCAGATAATCGCCTTGCATTGTTTGGATATTCAATCACCGGAATTGCTCTGTTGCCGTTTATTCCACTTGCATAAATCTTGTCGTTGCGAATATCAAACCACTCATTGTCAGTGAACACATAATAAATATCTGCTCCGTTCTCATCCTCTCCGATTTGACAAGAGAATGCCGGACGTCCATTTGAGTAGTACACTACAAAGGTGTACATCGGATTTTCAGACGATAAATAAAAATCGCTTTCATCAAGCAACTGCCCTTGTCCATCATCATTACCGATAAATCTGTAGCCGGTACCGCATATACTTCTCCAACGATGTATGTCTATATCGCACTCCTGTTTGCTTTCCGAGTCCATTGTAATGTTAAGCTGTGTGATTTCTTCTGACTTATGGTTATCAGTACCACGCAGCACGTATTGGATTGGCTCGGCACACATTTCTGCGGTTTTTCGCTCGACAAGCTCATACGCAAGATTTACAGCAATCTTGTTATTGATTTCCGGGCGATTTACCTTTTGCCGATACAAAATCGGTTGGTCACCACGATAGTATCTGTCAAGATACTCAATCTCAATAGCGTTTTGCTCGTGAATTACAAGTGCTTTATTCAGTTCTTCGATTATGTTATTTTTTGTGATTTGCCTTTTACGTGTGAAAATAACCTGTCTGCCGTAATTATTGTGGCAAACAGCCGAAAAAGGTCTTACATTTTTATGAGCATATCTATACATCAATAAAACCTCATGCCACTTGCAGAAGTTCTTTGTGGAACCTCTTTTATCTGAAATTCTTGTGTGCCCGCCCAAAACCATATCCATTTACGGCAGTGCGTACACATTACTTTGTGGTGTTTCTTGTCGCTTTTATTTACCCACGTTAATAGCTTTCCGCAACGAGGGCACATTACACTTCGTTTTCCTGTTGGTACAATATTCTGATTATTCATGTTGTCCTCGTTTCACTAAAAATAGCACCCACAATCTGTGAGTGCTATTTCTAAAAGAGATTTTACGCAATGAACGAATTACGATTTTTTCATAGTTATATTATAACTGTCAATTTTTTAAGTGTATATATGCAATGATATGCAAAACTATGCACACTACTGCACATTTTCAAGATATTCTTTTCCGTAGAGCCTTTCAAACTCTTGCAAGGCTCTGCCGTGAATTGTAAATATTTTTCTTATGCTCCAATTTGTAGCCTGTGCGATTTCTTCAAAAGTGTTTTGATTAACATATCTCATTGAGAGTACGTGATAATAGTCGGTATTCTCCATACTATCAATTTGACCGATAATATGATTTCTTTTTCTCATAAATTCATCAACAAGTCTGTCTGTATCTTTTTCCAAGTCCACAATTTTAGTTACTGTACTGCCTAATTTATCTTTATCCGATGAAACATCAACTGCCTCTTTGTCCGTTGAAACAGTAACGCTACATGCTATTGTCTTAAGCCGGTATATCTCAGACAGCTTGTTTTGTATCATTTTATCTAATCTGCTAATTTGATTTAAGTAAGTTTTTGTATTCATTAATAAAGCCCTCCTCTGAACGGATTATGTACTGCTTCAACCTTTGCTATCCTACTGCCTTGCGTCATTCTTAAGGCAAAGTTTGAAAAAACATCAGGAACATCATCAAGCTGTTTTTTGCCGGTCACTGAATATCGTTTCAGCAGTGATACCATTACTCCATACGGCTCGTTAGGTTTATAAAGCGATTGGTCTTTAAAGATAATATGTTGCAAAATCCAGTTAGAACACTGAAAAATACGTGCTTCTTTATTTGTCTCTGTCGGTACATCAGTGATGTTGCATATCCACCCTTTATTTTCAACTCTCTTATTAACTTCCATAGCCACTCTGTCGCCACCGGCATTACGCTCAAACTCGCACTCTTGTACCTGATTATTGACTAATGTGTTTGACGCATTTTCATACTGCATTTCATAGTCTGCCGTATTATCGCATACGCAATCAACACAGTAATAGTCCTCACCATATTTTTGTAGTATTGGCATAACAAAATAATCTGTGCCTTTTCCCTTTGTATCGCATTGAGCTGTGATGATTTCCGGCTCGCCATGTGGCAGATTGAAGTATCTGCGGATTTTATCGTCAGGAAACAATAAGCCCTCACGCTCGATAGGTTCCTGTTTATACAAACATCGGTAGGAGATTTCGTCCATGAGCAATTGTTGGTCGGCAAAAAACTCTTTCGTAAAACCGCCATATTCATAATCAAAATTGCTTTCTCCTGTCACAGGGTCTACATCGGGCACTGATATTGTTTTGACTCTCGGATTTCCAATATACATGTTTTGAATGCGTCCAATAACATCATGTACGCTCCAACGAGTGGCAATATGTATCTCTTTGCATGGCTTTCCGTCTGTGTCTTGTGTCTTACGCTGTCTTGCATCTACTGCATATTTATCCCATAATTTATCAAGTATTGTAGGATTTAAGGCTTCCTCAATTCCGCCTATCATATCATCAACTAGCAAAAATTTACTTGCACGGACTTTTCCAGCATTCTTACTTCCGACAGAAGTACATTGTACTGACGGAAAAGGTTTGTATTTGCCAATATTGAATTGCTCCATTTTGGCATTCGTGCTTGTAACTGATAGATTGGGGAAAATGTCATGCCATGCATAATCATCATCATTGGTAACAATGTCGTATACTCCATCGTAGTACATTCGTGTAATGTCACCACTGTGTGAATAAAATAGGCTGTAGTCTTTTGGAAACCAACCGGCAACTGCCGAATGAAAAAATTTCTCAATCGTACTCTTTCCAGCTCCAGGCACTAGGCTCACACATAATATGTCGTATTTATCATCAATCATGCCTTGCAATGCGTCCACAAGTCCGATTTTGATTAGTTGCTTTCTACGTGGCATATAAAATCGGTCTTTAGGCTCACGCTTTTTCTCTATGTACTGAAAATAGCTGTCAACTATTTTGTTTTGAGCCTCAAGTAACAAAACCTCATATTTTTTGTTTATCAGCTCATATGTGGTTTTATGGTCGAATGCGTATTTTTCCAAATCCCAAATCGTACCACCTGTTTTAGCCGTGCAGAAGCCCTCTATAAGCTCTTTTGCCCTCTTAGTGAGTTGTAGTCCATACTCAATATCTTTCTCGCCATTTATGGCTACACTGCAAGCGTCTACATAAGCATTGATTACTTGCTCGTCTATTCCGTTTTTCTCTATGTAATTTTCGTAACTATCAACTGTGGAAATAAGGCTCTGACTAGCCATAAGAAAAGCACCTCCACTTTTAAAAAGCAAAGGTGCTTATAGACCTCTGCCTATAACTGTTTTAGGGTAGCGACTACAATCAATCTGTAGCCGGTAATTGTTTTTATTCGCATTCTGAAAGTCGGTCTTTTATAAACTGCTCCAATGCACTAAAGCCTTTTGGCTTTTCAATTCCTTTTCTTGCAAGTTCTGCAACTATTGTTTCCATTTCTTCTTTTACTCCTTGATAGGCAATTTTCATTCCTGATTTTATTTCGTTCATTTGATTTCCTTTCATCGTAAACAATAGTCTGCTTCTTCTAATCTATCCGCTATTCTTGTCATTTCAATCTGTGTTCCGTTTTCATTCATTGTGCTGACAAATACATGCCTGTCACAGCCACTACTTGGTACACTGCCGAGTCTTATTTCCGTTTTATCATCCTCAAACTTGTAGCATTTACGCATTTCTTCAATGCAGTTATTCATTTCTGTTATTTTCATATTCTTACTCCTTAAAGCAATCTCTCAACGCTTGCCTGTCTACTTCGTTATCTGCCACAATAACAGGTTCATCTTCTAAAGTGGAACAATCTATAGGCTCGTCATTTCTACCGCCTATTTCGTGTGATTGTGCTTCTCTAAACGCTTCACGCTCTATTGATTTAATTACTTCTGCCATGCTCATAGTTCAAACACGCTCCCATATGTTACTCAACTACATACCAATCTTCTGCTAAACAATCATTAATTGACGGAACCCATGTAGAAACAGTGTCATTAACATTTTTGATAGCAAAATACGGATTGTAATGTACTAAATCGTCTTTATCTGCAATAGATTTCCCAATTTCTGTATAAGACTTAAAATTGCCGGCCGGAACATAATACACAAACATTCCCTTGCCATTCCATCCGACTCTTGCTACTTTCTTACCATTCTTTAATGCTTCAATTGCCTGTCCAAAATTCATAATTTATTTTCTCCTTTACAATTTATTATTTTCATTCCTTATAAATCTCTTTGTTTCTTCAACTATTTTAGAATCCCTAGCAAAATTCATTTCAATATGGCTTTGTGGCAGTCTGCCAAAATTTTCCAAAGCATATTTTTCTACCGCTTCTCTTGAAATATCTATGCCAAAATTTCTCAATGCTTCTTTAGATGGCGGTTGATACTCTGATAAAGGATTGTCAATGTTGTTCATTTCTCATAAACCTCTCAAAATCTCTCCTACACTTAGGGCATAATTCAAAACTTTTGCTTTCTCTTTGCGTTTTTCTCTTATAAATAACTCCGCAGATACCAAGGCTGTATGATTGCTTTTCTACCTCAATATTTGCAACAGCACTATAGTTGTACTCGATTTCCACACCGCACCTGTCGCAAGTGCGCCATTCTTTTTGATGTTTCATTCTTCCACCAACTTTCTACCGCAGATAGGGCAAAATTTTATATCTTCGATTTCAATTCCAGACATAAAAGGGTCACTACATCCGAAAAATAAATGAAATGCATTTTGAAATTCAACAATTTGTGTTTCATTTTTTTCGGGATAATATCCGCCTCTAAAAGCTCCTTGCTTGATTTTTTCCAATTTTCCTATTTTGCAACAAAACTCACACATACTTAGTCCTCTCTCAATTTTTCGCCACACATAGGGCAGTAATTAATCTTTACGGATTTAGTCATGCCTAAAGGCTTTATATGTTCATTGTCAAGGCAAGCAAATATATTTAGCGCACTGCCCTCAATGTCAACATATGCCTGTATTCCGGTATAGTAGCCCTCGTTATATTTGCTTTCTTTTCTTTCAGACAGTTCTTTTACCTCAAACTCTAAATTACGTTCATTCCATTTCTTTTCGCAAAATTCACACATATCACACCTCAAATCTTCGTAAATATATCCAAATCATAGTTATCTCTGATATAGTCAACAACTTCTTGTAATTTGCTTTTCACAAATTCATCATTGGCAATATTAGGGTGTGCATAAAACATGCAACTGTCTTTCTTGCCGTCTGCTTTATACCTGCGGTAATTAAACGCCATCGTAAAAAGTGGTATCCTTGTAAGGTTCTTTGTCTTATATTTTATCCAACAATTAACAATTTTCTTAATCATTATTTCTCCTTTGCCTTAAACAGTGTGTCAGGAAATGGAATACCTAAAAAGTGCATATTTGCATACTTCCTAAATGTCGGTACGCTCATGCCGGCTATCTTTGCAGCTTCCGCCTGTGAACATCTGCCATATGCGTATTCCATCAATCCCTCTCGGAATGAATCAATATTTCGTGTCTTAACTCCTTTTGCCATATTTATACCTCCACTTAGTAATCTATAATGCCTTGCGCCAGCTGTAGCAGATAGTCGCTTTTAGCAAAATGTGTTATCGAGTAGTTAGTCTCTCTTTTATGTGTTCGTCTGAAATGCTCATTAACCATTCTATCAAGCCCAGTAAGCCCTGTTTCGTCTGCTAGGTAAATATCTGTCCACTCAAAGTGATTATGCTCTGTATCGGTCACATTAGAAAGTGACAGACATACATTAGTCAGAGTCTTATCGGTCAAGATTGGGTGAACCTTACAAAAATGTGTTTCGTACAGGCTCATGTATCTGCAAAATGATTTTTTAACTGCTTCTCTAATTGTCTTGTTCTCGATATTGTCATTGCAGATTGTAAAGAATCTATAGAGCATATCAGCTTTCTTTGCGTGCATATCCTTTCGGGTGACTCTTGCCGTCTGTTTCTCGGAAACAGATGTATGTACCTCTCCATCAATGTTAATTGATGTATGTACCTCTCTTGTAATCTCTGAATTATAATCTCTGTTTGAGTAATCTATGTTAGTACTCTTTGGTATTGCTTCGTCACCGACTTGTGTTTGATTTTTCATTGGCTCATTATTGATTGCGCACTCATGCGCATTGAATTTTTCATTTTCAGGTATTTCAATTCTATAATCACTTAATGAATAACCATTCTTTTTAAGGTCTTTTGCAATATTTACAAGATTTACCCTATATTGCAATGTTCTATCCCATTTATATTTAGGGTTATTTCGCTTTGAGATATAACCCATATCCACCAAATCACTGATATATCTTCTTATCTGACTTGCAGATAAGCCTAACATAACCTCATCAGCTAATTCTTCGGCTGTTTTATATATCCAACCATAGAAAAGTTCTCTTTCTTCTTCTCCATTGTTCTTCGCAATCTCATTTTCTTTCTTGATAAACTTATCGGCATCCGAAACTCTTTCAGACCAATAGATAAACTGATTGAGAATGATTGCTTTTCTATAATCGTTTGTTATTGATAATAAATCTTCTCTAATTACTGCTTTTTTAATTCTAACTTCTGCCATATTAAACACCATCCTTTCTACTGATTTTGTATAAAGAATGAAATTCATAATGACAATTAGGGCATATCCTTACAATTTTTGTTCCACCCATTGATTTTGGTATTGGATAATGGTGTTCGTTTATTACATTGCAACCGCAACCACACCATTCGCATTTAAACTTACAATTATGTTTGTTTTTTAAAACAATTTCTTTTGCTTCTTCCGGCTTTATCCTATCTGCTGTTATATAGCCTTTATCGAGAAGAAACCCTAAAGACCTTTGTATTGTTTTTATCGAAAAGAATGGTAAATACCTCTTTTGAACAAAAGCTAAATCCTGTTTATTAAACAAATCAATGTTGTTTTCTTTTTTAGCCTTTTTGATTTCTGTATAGACTACTGAATTGTGTAATCCTATTTGTTCTGCTAATCCAATATCTACTTGCAGTGTGTTTTTTGAATTAAATAAATCTTTTACTGTCATAAATTACCTCCTGTGAAAGATAACGTCTGTGAACAATTTAAAACAACAAACAGGCAGTCACAGTTCTGCTTTTCGGTAGCTAACCTAGTTTGTTGTAATCGGATAGACAGGAATCGAACCTGTGACTCCCTCAATTACTGCTATTGCAGTGGGTGCTCTTCCAACTGCGCTACTATCCGAAAAAGGCAAGATACACTCCATCAAAAGGTTTCCCAAAACACATTACAGAATTTTGAAGTGTCTCACCCCATTGCTTTCAGTCGCGCGTACCTACTAGCAACTTGTTTTTGTGTGTTTTCTTTTATTTTTCCGAAACTGCTATATTGCAGACCATCAGCATTACGCAACCGCTATTCAAGATATAACAGCTCGTACTAAACCGACGTATGATTGATATGGTGTGGATTTGAACCACACATGATTGTCGCGACTCTCGTCATCTAAGTTGCCGGTTTCAACGAATTATCTTACGGCAATAACGTTTACCCATTCCGTCACACATCAACAAGGCGAAAGTCAGATTTGAACTGACGGTCACAGATTTGCGGTCTGTTGCCTTTTACCACTTGGCTATTTCGCCATATATAACAGCCGTAGCGTGACTGTTATACTGAAACTGTTTTTGTCGCTACCTTTGTACAGCTTCTACGGACTTTTTATACCGCTTACGGCGAGGCTATTATAGTCTGTCGTAAGTTAGCGCCGACATCGTGAATCGAACACGAACAACATTTCTGTTGGATAGCTTAGCAAGCTATTGGAATACCTTTATCCCATATCGGCACGCGCCGTGGCAACACTGATTGTCACCACGAATAGCCTTTTGTACTTCAAGGCTACGTAGTGCTACTAACACTACTAAATCGGCAAGGTTGGGAATTGAACCCACGACACATCAGCTAATAGCCGACTGCTCTACCACTGGGCTACATGCCGATAATGAGGGTGAAGTCTAAGGAGTGGCTACACCCTCCGGAGATATAAATTTGTATGTGCTGTAGGAAAAGAACTAACGAAACCTACAGCAAAGGACATGTGAGGAATTGCACCTCACCTAAGACTCACTAATTTGAGTTGCCCTAGTTTAACAATTAATTAAAGGGGGTATATATGTCTACTCTGCCTATTACAGATGTCTTTACGACAGGTTGGTTTTCACGCTCGTGTATTGTGGGATTATACACGATTAAACCCTCACGAGCCTTGTGACGGCTCTTAACAGCTTTCCACTATGAGGGTGAAAGGAACTACTAAGTCCAATGTCGGGGGAACCAAGTAAACCCCGAACAGGGCATGTTGGATTCGAACCAACGAAATGCGGGAATCAAAACCCCGTGCCTTACCGCTTGGCAAATGCCCTATATCTACTGCCACATGAATGCTATGGCAAGTATTTGACCGAGCATTACCGCAGCACCGAGAAGTCTCGAGCTAACTGTCTCTTTTTCGTCTAACATGGTACTTGACGTTCCAAATGCGGTTAATGCCAGCCATACTGTTGTTGCAATTTTTAATACAAACATGATTTACACCTCAAAATCTAATTATCCTTAAAGCCCTCTATCAGCGACTCGGTTATGGTAGCCAAGACTAGAAACACTACCGAGATAAGCAATCCGTGTTCGTCATGTTAATCCGAGAATCCAGGATTTAAGCTCGTGAGCCTTAATTGTGTACCATATAGCTTTTTGTACATCCTGTGTGAGACTGTCTTTATGTCCAGCTCGATATTTATACTTGTATGCAGTAATCTCACACCATTTTGCCACATCCTTAAGTCCGTAAATGTCAATCATTTCATCAATGCACTCTTTACGATTAGGCAAATTATAGTGGCTAGGGTGATTTATCATTTCGGAATCAATTTTGCTAGACTCAAATCCTGTTAATTTCATCTCTGTTAGCTCCTTTACTGTTATATATTATATATAACTAATATTTTATCGTAGTTGTATGTATATATTATTATTGTGTATGTTGTTTAATTAATATATAACTTATGTTATAATAATAAATACTGCTTGGTACGATTGAGGTATGAGCAAAGGCCTTTTTGTTTTGGCGGATATTTTGGGGGCTAAGTGGGGCGGTTTGTTGCTTTTCATATAGACCCCCAGGGCACCCAATACGCGCGCCGTTCAGCTCTCAAACATCAAGCATTTTAAATTGTATCTATTGCATATACAATTTACTTCTATGCTTTCAACTCTTCGCTAAACAACTGTTTTGTGAATAGTTGTAATAATTTGATAGTCTGCAAAGCCTTGTAAATAAAGGGTTTAGAATTGTGTGTATTGCATATACAATTACTTGGCATTATCGACCATATTGTTATCCGTTAATGCTTTAATATTCTGACTATTTGCACCGCCTAACTGCGGTAATTCATTGGCCGTTAGCGCCCTCGCTTGTGTAGCCTCGTAGCCAATTCCCGGTTGATTCATGCCAAATTCATTATTGCCGACGAACATAGCACCGACAGGGGATTTATTGTCATACGCTCTATCTTTGATACAATCTTTACGGATTCCTTGCAATTTTTCCCAAATCTCATAACTTTTAGGACTTGACTCTTTATTCAATCTCCAATTATCTATAACTCCACAATCAATATTACACCAATTACTAAATGCTACAGTACTACATAGTTTATTATACTTATCACTAATATATATATATTCATCACATATATTATTTAATATATTATAATTATATCTATTGTAGTTAGTTAACATACATGTATTATCATATAACTGTTTATCTTTTAATATACTGTTATCATTAAATATAATCTCTCCGACTCTTTTACAAACAGCTTTCCAAGGTCTTTGACCCTCGCTTTTCAAATCGTCAATTTGCAGTTCTTGACAAGCCTGTTCTATAGCCCTCTCGAAGTCCTCCCGATAGAGCTGGAAAGTGCCAAAATCAGCAATTAAATGTTTAGTTATATTTCCTTTAATTTTTTCCATCTCAGCACCTCAAAATCATAAAATAAAAAAGCCCGCACCGCTTGGAGTAATTCCAAACAGTACGGGCAACCGGCTTCCGCTTATTAATTAAATTTAAAATAATAATAATCAAATATACTTATTTTGTCAATATATTGAATTGTTTAATATATAACAACAACTGTATTGATTAATATATACCACATTACACACATATATATTAATTATATTATATAAAAAATAAAAAGCCGGTCACAAAAACCGACTTTAAATTTTAAAATGGGCACTCGTTGTTATTGCTCTCCAGCTCGTCCAGCTTGTCCAGCACTAATTGGTTTACAAATCCATTAATTGTGAGCCCTTGCGCCTGTATTCGGTCTTTTGTGCCCTTTGGCAGCATGACGCTTATTCTGTCATAGTTCTCTTTTGCTTTTTCATTCTGTCTCTTTACTCTGCTTTTATAGTTTTCAATCATTTTCTTTTCATCCATTTTTTACACCTCATTATATAAATTAATAATATCAATAATCATTAACAATAATACTATAAATAATATTGCTATACATAAATATATAACAATTAAATTACTATGTCAATATTAATTACATGTATTATTGCAATTATTGTTTTATTACTTATTATATATAATTTTGAAATTATGAATATAAATATTATTCTAATTAGTAGTATAAATATTTTTGCAATATTTTTGCAATTATGTATTGACATTACTAATATAATATGATAATGTATAGTCAAGCCGAAAGGCAAGGAACAAAATAAAAAAGCTCATCGCGCAGCCGGTCAAAGTTACACGATGAGCACCAAACAAAAAATAATTGAAAGGTGACTGTATTATATCACAGTCAAAAGGGGAAAGAAAATGAAAAAATTATCACACAAGGAAATTTGCAGAATGGGCGAAATGGTTAACGGCATCAAGTTAAATTGTAACATCTATACTTTTGAAAACGCAGAGAACTATATCTCACGGCTGGAGCCGTTCGACGAAAAAAGTGGCGTTTGCTGTCACAAAGTCAATGAGATTATACAGGAAATTAAAAAAGAGTTTCCCGATGCTAAAGGTTGTCAAGTCGACTCTAAATACTATGCCGCCGGAGTTTACGGATGCATTGGTAGACTTTCAAAAGTTACCGTATTAGATAGTGAATGGAATAACAGTGGGAAAAGCTTTTATATTTATTTTTAAGCCGAAACGCTCCAACGTGGAGCGTCCACCGCGGGACGGTCTCCCGGTGCTGATGATGGCAGACCAGAAAGGGCGTAAAAATGAGATATTGCGGACGACAGAAAAACGGAAAAGCGTTGTTATTAACGGACGATGAAATTATAAACAATGCGCTTGAACAGGAAAAAAGCGGAATAAAACCGCATTATGCTTTTTATGATTATAAGAAGCATGAAAAAATAACTCCGGCTGGCTGGCTTGTATGGTCTTTAAGTGATGGCGGTTGTGGTGTAGTTTACCGCCGTAAGGATGGGAAAATGATTATTACAACCGGGTTACAAGGTGATTTTTGTTATTGTTAGGGGGCAAACTATGGACGATTTAAAAGAACTTTTAAAGGCTTTCGGGCTTTTTGTGTCGTGCCTTGTTATTGGGTATGGTGGTTTATTTTTATTTT